GAAGGGGTCATTGCCGACAATATCGCCAATGACGGCGGCGACATGGTGTACTCGGTCTATTCGGATATCGCCTCACCACTGGCCGCCAACCGCATCAGCTACGCGGCCATCAACCGGGCTCGCCTGACAATGGGTGAAAACCTTGATGACCTACGCGTCATCGCGATGCATACCTACGTCTACGGCAGTCTGCTTGACGACGAAAAAATCGAGTTCAAGAAGCCTTCGGAAGCGCCGTTCGAAGTGCCTTACTACGCGGGCATGATGGTCGTGCACTCGGAGATGATGCCGGTCACAACCGGAACCAACTCGGACGAGTATTCCTGTTTCCTATTTGCGCCGGGGGCTTTCATGCATATCGACGAGGTTCCCAACCGGGAAACGATCTATGGCAATGAAGGCACGGAGATCACCAGGGACCCGGATATCGGCTATGGCGGCGGCGCGGATTATCTGACCACACGCCGTTTCGAGATGATCCATCCGGCCGGGATGGACTTCACCGCTAGTTCTCTTGCCAAAACGCAGGGTGCAACACTTGCCGAGTTGCGCAATTCGGCTAACTGGGACCGCAAATACACGCGCAACAACGTCAAACTGGCCTGCCTCAAGGTGAATATCTAAGTCTTGCGCCGACACTGTTCCTCCCCACGCGGGGAGGAACGCATTTCCGTCAAACGCTCAATCGAAAGTGTTTCTAACGTTCAGATGCAAAAGGGTTTTGTTTTGAGCCTGGTCTCAAGCTGTTTTTCAGACATCGTACTCCGATAGTTGCTCCACCAAAGCAGGTCTAAATTTGCATCCAAACGCTGATACCTGATGAAAATGCAAGAGCAACGGTCAGGCCACCATCAGACGATCCGCCGCCAAAGTGCGGCGATCCAACAAGTCAATATCATCAGGGCGGTGCGAACCGCCCTTTTTCTTTGCCTGAAAGGAGCTGAGATGGACGAGATCATCATGCGCCGTTTGAGACATCTGCAATGGTTGGAGGAAAACCACGTGAAGGCACATCAGGAGCGGAAGGATTCCAGCGTGTCCGGCTCAGATGGACAAGGAGAGGACATCTCGAATGTGCTGTCAGCAGACTGGAACCGCAAATACAAGCAGCACGCAGATACCGCCGGTGGCCGGAAGCTGCCTTGTGGATGGCGCAAGGAGCATTGGAAGACCCAGCAATCCATGGCCCGGGACTACGCGGGCGTGAACGCCGGCTGCAAGGACGAGGCGGTCCGGGCATTGGAGGCTTACGAAGCCCAAGACACTCTGCCGCCAGCCGCCTGACCATACAAACAAGGGAAACACTCATGTCCGGTACCGTCCACACCTCCGTGGAGATGGCGAACCTTGCGCTTGCGCACCTAAAGGAAACGCCGATCAGCGATTTTGATTTTGCGTCGGTCGCTTCGCGCTGGTTCAAAAACAATTATGCAGCACACAGAGATGCATATCTGGCACAGCATGACTGGGACTTCGCGACGGCTTTGATCCACTTGCCGGTTGAAACCGCGACACCCCCTTTCCGCTGGAGCTATCAATATCAGAAGCCTGCTGACTGCCTGCGCCTGCCGCAACAGACCGTCGATGGAAAGCCTGACGGACAGATTGTTCCTTACGAAGTGATCGGTCAGAAAATCCTCACGGACCAGTCCGCTCCTTTTCCCTTGCGCTATATCAGACGCATCACGCGCGAAACGGAGTTTCCGCCACTCTTCGTGCACGGGTTCGCGCTCTTTCTTGCTGCGGGCTGTGCACATCTCATCACCGGCAAAAGCAGCCTGGCCGACGCGATGCGGCAAGCTGCACGCGAGGTGTTCGCACAAGCTGGAACTGGTGACGCAATCCAAGGCACGCCGCTGCCAATGATAGACTTGGACCTGGTCACAGACAGATGAGTTACCAACTGCAAGCAACTTTCAGCCGGGGCGAACTCGACCCGGAACTGATTTATCGAACCGATCTTGAGTTTTTCCGCTCAGGCCTGGCGGAGTGCGAGAACTTTCTCACGCTCAAACGAGGCGGGTTGCGCCGGCGCGGCGGAACCAAGTTCATCGGTGAGCTGAAGGATTCAGCTATTGGCGGCTGGCTGATCCCGTTTGAGTTCGGCAACGGTCAAACCTACATGCTGGAGTTCGGCGAATACTATTTCCGGGTCCATACCAGCGCGGGGCGGGTTGGCGATGTCGAAGTCTCGACACCTTACCCGCAATCGGTTCTTTCTAACCTCAAGTTTGTCCAATCGACTGACACGCTTTTCATCGTTGGCGGTGGCGTTGCTCCCCAAGCTTTGACGCGCCTGGGTGAAACGTCCTGGGCGATTGAGGCAATGAACTTCAAGGATGGTCCGTTCCTGGATGTAAACATTGAACCAACCAGCCTGATGCCGGCAGAGACCGGAAATCCCGTACCAGAAATGACTTCCAACACTGCGCCAGGCGGTGTTGTCAGCGCGTCAAACAATTCTTCCACTGCCTGGCAGTTGTTCAACCGATCCCCCGGCAAGGTAACTCTCTCGGGTAGTGGAGCCGGTTGGGTGCGCTATCAGTTTTCAGCGCCTGTCGTGATTGATGCCTACATGCTGCAAGCACCGAGCGACAACAGTCAGAATGATGACATGCCATGGCAATGGAATATTGAAGGTTCCGACGACGGCAGCACGTGGACAGTTCTGGACTCGCGCGACGGGCAAGACACCTGGGCGTCGAGCGAGTGGCGGGAATATCAGTTTCACAACGATACACCGTTTCTCTTCTATCGCCTCAGTTTCACGCAGGGCGGTGGTTCGGATTCATCCGGTTCTGCGATCGGTCAAATTCTGTTCCACGAAGCTGGTTCTGCACAAGTACCGTTCAGCCTTCATGCTTCGAATGTTGCCGGGATCAATGGCGGAGCGGGTTTTCTGTCTTCCGATGTCGGTCGCCATATCCGGTTCCGCGGATCTGATGGTTTCTGGCGCTGGATGAAGATTACCGGGGTCACATCGTCCCTGCTCGCGAAGGTGCAGGTATTCGGGCAATCGCTTACCGACACCAGTGCTACGACGATCTGGCGTCTCGGTGCCTGGTCCGAAACGACGGGTTGGCCCCAAACAATTGGCTGGCATAAGAACCGCTTGGCGTTTGCCGGCACACCTACCGAGCCGCAAAAGGTTTGGGAGAGCCAGACGGAGGATTTCAACAATTTTGCCGTTTCTCACGTGCTCATCGCCTCGGATGCGGTGACAGCCGGGATTTTGTCCGGTCAGGTGAACCGTATCCAGTGGCTGGTTGATGATGAAGAACTAATCATTGGAACGACCCGCGCAATCCGCTCGCTAGAAAAAGCAACGACGCAAGATCCGTATGGGCCAGACAATGTGGAACAGAGCCCGAGCACAAACTTTGGTGCGAACGGAACGACACCTATCAAGGTGGGGTCAGCGCTGTTTTACTTCGGGCCTTACGGGACCGACATGCGCGAAATGGCTTACGACCTGAGCGCAGACAGCCGGGTTTCACAATCGGTCAGCGAGGTGCAGTCGCATCTGTTCCGCAATGGCATATCCGGTGCCTGTTACCAGCAATATCCCGACAGCATCATCTGGGCCTGGGACGCGACCGGATCTGCGATCGGGTTCACCTATGAGCGACAGCAGCAGGTCTACGGCATGCATCGCCACGACTTTGGCGGCGTCGTTGAATGCATGGCAGATCTGAGCGGCACCAGCTCGGACGAAGTCTGGATGATCGTGAGACGGTCCATCAACGGTCAGACCCGGCGATACATCGAGGTGATGCAAAGACCATTCCTGGGGGGGAAGATCGAGGATGCCTGGCATCTTGATTGCGCGGCGCTTTATAGCGGAGTAGCCGTCAACGGGGTGTCTGGTCTCGAACACCTGGAGGGTATGCCCGTCGTCCTCTACGCCGACGGAACGGATTACGACGCCACCGTGACCGCCGGACAGGTCAGTCTGCCGAACGATCGCACGGCCGCCAGGATCCTTGTCGGTCTGGACGTTAGAGCCAAGGCCACAACGCTTCCCTTTCCCGTGAGCAGCCCGGATGGTTCAGCCATGGGGCGAAAGACGCGGATCGATGACTGCAGAACTGCGGTCTTTGAAACCGGGACGCTCAGGGCGGGGTCGGACAAAACGTATCTGGACGAACTGATTTCCTACGAAGCGGGAAACAGCTTCGGTGAACCGGCGCCTTTGCGCACGGGTGTACTCGACAAGGTGATTGAAACGCGATGGGAAGATGGGGGGCAGCTCAGGCTAGAAGCTTCGGGTGGCAAGCCGTGCACCATACTTGCCGTCAATTTTAGTAGACAATCGGAGCCGTGACATGTGTGAACCGGGTACAATTGCTTTAATCAGCACGGCTGTGGCGACTGCAGGCTCCCTCGCCGGCAGCGTCGTGCAGGCACAAGGCATGAGACAACAATCAGAAGCCGCTGCAAAGGCTGAAGAGCGCAGGGCCGAACTAGCCGAGCGGCAAAAGGAAATCAACCTGACGCAAGGTTCGTTTGAGCGAAAGAGAACGCTAGAACAGTACCGGCGCATCATCGGTTACAATCGTGCGGCCGGCGCAGAACGGGGCCTGTCAGAAACGGGTTCGTTGTCCGATGTTGCGGACGACAATGCCTACGAAACCGCACAGAACATCGAAGCGATCCGATACCGCGTCGAGGGGCAGCGCGACAACCTGACCTTTGAAGCGAACACAGCCCGAGAGCGTGCTGCATCACATCGCCAGGCAGGACGTATCGGTGCCTTCGGATCAATTCTCGGAGGCGCGACGCGTGCGCTGACCACCTTGGGTAAAACAGCGTACCAATACGCCTAATCCTGCGATCGCTTTGCGGGCGGGCTGACAGCTGTTTGACCCGCCTTGGTTCGATACTCCCAGACAAATCGGAAAAATCATGGCACGACTGCAAAAATTCAGTGGGACGCAGGCGCTGCCGGGCGTTGGCAGCCCGCAAGTTGTTGCGGATATGGCAGTTGGAAGCGCAACCGCTGATCTCGGTCCGCAAGTTGCCCGGTCATTCGCTGATCTCGGCGAACTGACCAAGGCTGCGCTCACACATAAGGCAAGCAAGAAAGAACTGGCAGTACGAGAAAGAAACGCGGCACGGGCGGAAGATCTGATCAATCGCAAGAACGATTTCGCTGGAAAGAAGGCTGCTGAGGTTCTTGGGCACGAAGTACGGGGCAAGCTGGCCGAGCGCCGAAGCTCTCCGTCCGAGGCGCTGGTACCGCTTGCCGATGAAATGGTCACGTTCATGCAGTCGAAAGGGAATAAGATATGGAACGCATTGCCGGAATCGCAAAAACGATCGTTTGATACGGCGACCAAGCTCGAAGAAGATCAGCTTCGCACCGAAATTGCGACTGCCGAAAGCAGCGAAGACACACGTTACTTTCTGGATGGCATAAAGCAAACAATAGACATTGCGGTCGAAGGCGTGTCCCTGCAACCTGACAGGATAGACCAGGTTTTCGAGCAGGTTCTGGACCTTGTGGATACGGCAGCGCTGCCAGGACACCTGAAAGAACAGTCCATTCAGGACGCTGGTCGAGAAATACTGGAGGCCTGGGTGCAGGCCCATCCTCACGAGACTCAGATCGCTGAACTTTCAAAACTGCAGGCTCAAAAGCCAAGTGTAGCGGTCTCGGACCCAACCCGCGCAAATGCGAATGGCACCGGCAATGATGGACAGACCGAGTTTGCAACGCGCGCAGGTGTACTGCCCGAAGCCAGCAGAAATCGGCTGTTAGCAACCGCGCTCAAGCAACGAACGGAAACAACTCTCGTCGAACAGGCACGCATTGCAGAGCGAATAGACAGCGCACCCGAGCAAGTGGACCCTTGGGAGATTGCCGGAAATGCGTTGCTTGAAAACCGGGCGCGTTTGCAATTGCTGAGCCGTTTCCGTGAGGTTGTCGATGCGCATTCGCGCAGTGTTTCAGCACTAGAGCCGCTTGAAGATACTGGCAGCAGTGTTTCTCGCCCCAAGGGCGACGAAGGCCTCTTAAGCGATGCCTTTTCGCATCTGAATGACGGGAAAATCGATGCAGCATCCCTTACGCGGGGGATTGCCGTTAGTACATCCTCGCTACAGGGAACTGCTGGCAAGACCCTGATAAGGGCTCTCGCCAGCGAAGATAGCGAAGATGTGGCCCAAGCGTTCACCACGCTTTCCCTGCTTAAGCCCTATTCCGAAAGAGGCGACCTGCAAGGTTCTGAAGAGGCGCAAATTCGGATGCTGCAGGCTGGGGAGAGCTTTCTAGCAAAGGAGCACGGATTGAGCTTGCAGGCCGTCAGTGCATTGTTTGCCAAAGCCAATCAGGCAACGACCCGGAAGGAAAGACTGGAAAACTTCGCCGCTCTCCATACCGGTAAGCGGCTTGCACACATAGCTGCTTTTCCGATGCTTGACTGAAGAGCGAGCGGTCAATTCCGCGCTTCAAAACTATGGACGTGGTTCGGTTCCCGAAAGCAGATGTTTCGGCAAGGTCGAGGCCACTTCGATGGCACTGCTTTTGCTTCAAGGCGTTTCGGCAACAATCACAGTTGAAACCAAACATCTGAACTCTGTGTCGTCAACCGAACTTGCGGTCGGCGAGGAAAATCCAGCGCTGGAAAGCGCTTAAAACGATGAGGACTTCAATGACAATCGCTGCTTTAGCGCAGACCCGTGCCCAGATAGCCGGGGACGGCGTAACCGATCGTGTCGATGTCACGTTTCAGTTTGTTGACGAGACCGACCTCAGGGTCATCCACACCGACAGTGGAGGTACCGACACCGAATGGGTCTTTCAGGAGAGTCCAGGCGGTTGGTACTATACTGGTGGTGACTATGCGGCCGGAACCATACATTTCACAGCGTCGGACCTGGCTGTTGGTGAACGCCTGACAGTGCTCCTGACCAGTCAATACGACCAAGCTTTGTCTCTTGATGGCGGTGAAATCGATCCATTGGTCCTTGAAAGAGGAATGGACCGGGCAGCGCTGCAGATTCAATCCATCGCAGGTGAAGTCCAGCGCGCCCTGCGCGTTTCGCCGAGTCTGTCCGGTGCCATGCCAGACCTTGAGGTTCCGGATCTACCTGACGGCCACACCTTTGTCAGAGAGGGTGATGAACTCATTCCAGCGCTCATAGACAGCGTGGCTATTTCCGCGGCGGTGACTGCTGCGCAATCTGCGTTCGCTTCAGCAGAAACGGCTCAAGGCGAGGCGGTGTCGGCAAGAGATGCAGCTGTATCTGCTGCAAGCGGCGCTTCGACATCTGAGACAAATGCGGGGTCATCGGCCGTATCTGCCGCTGCTTCAGCGACAGCGGCGGCAACTTCTGCAAGTTCTGCAACGCAATCGGCAGAAGATGCGCGCACAAATGCTACGGAGGTTCTTGAATACGGGCGCATCCCGGTCGGCGCAATGATGCCATGGGCGTCGCCAAAGGCTCCGAACCAGTTTTGGTTGCTGATCACGGAACCGGGGCAAGTTTACAATCGCACCACTTTTCCCGCTTTGCATGATGTTTTGGCTCCCTCACTTCAGCTCGACATTGGAATGAGCTCAACGATCGGCGTCAGTTCTGACCCCGCTTGGGGGCAAGTCCCCTTAGGAGCTCCCGTTGAGGGGGCAGGTATTCCGGACGGCACTACGGTTACGAATATTGGCTACGAAAGCTCTTTGAACGGCTATGTTGTGACGCTTTCGCAAGGTGTCGGTGCCGCGACGAGTGAAATCAGAGTCTTCCCGCATGGCAATGGCGACGGTGCCACAACGTCGAGTTTTCCAGACGCGGCAGGGCGTGTGCACCGCGCGATTGATCTGAGTGATACCGTCAACAAGACTGGAAGCCGTCTCGGCGAGACGGAAGAAGACGCCTTTCAGGGTCATGTGCACGGTCAGAACGCGTCCTCTCCGACCAGCGTTGTGCCGTCCGGTGTGAATGAAGACACAGGCATTCCGCTTGGAACAAACGGACATTACATTTCGCAAAGTAACGCGACTGGTAACTTCCGCACCCATCAGGTAGCTACGGACGGTGCCGCCGAGACAGCCGGTGCCCGAACTGGCGACGAAACCCGCGTCAAGTCCTGGATCGGTCCTTACATCATCAAAGTGGCTGACGGCGTCGACAGTGAGGAATTTCTGAATGCGCTGCAGGTTGTTCAGGACACAACAACCGCGCTCTCCAAGGCGATTGCGAATGAGACGCTAATTGCTGAGTTACAAGCGGGTGAAACATATGACCTAGCCGGGTTGTCTGAAGTTGTCATCGACCTCTCTAAGTACCCAGGCGTCAAGGAATTTGAACTGGCTCTATGGGGAAACAATAGTAATAACAATGCTCTGGTTTGCTATCAAGTATCTGAAGATAGCGGAGCATCTTGGATATCGTCAGGCTACTACTCCGGTTTTGGGGCAGAGGGGCATGGCGCTGCGACGGCCAAATACGACAACACGACCTTTGGTTATGTCGTGCTTGGAACCATCAATTCATTTGAAGAAGGTTACCACGTGAATCCGGTCCGGATAGATACTCTAAACGGATTCTATGCCAAGGGTACAGGACGTTACTGGTCCGGAAGCGGAGCAAACTACGGAATGACACTGTACAGTTTCGTCAGAGACACCACTGTTGCAGTGAATGCACTACGCATCTACCCCGCTTCCGGTGCGTTCGCGGCAGGCGGCCTTGTGCTCCGTTCTATCAGGTAGCCGAGCCAATTCCAGAGAGACACTTCTGCGGCCTGACGGCAGCTATCACACGATTTATGATGACGACACCACATCTGAGCATCATGGACATTCTTGCTGAAAGATTACTGGAACCGGACGGAACAATTGAAAAGGCCGGGGCAGAGCGCAAGCGGCGTTTTGCACTTGGGTTTGACTAAGCTTTGGGGATCCCTGCGGCGTCCATTTCTTTGCTAAAATCAAAAGTGACATGGTCGGATGGTGTGACGTCTCTCCGAGGGCGTATACCACGATCAATCTCAGGTTTGGTAGGGATACCTTCAGCATCGTGACGAAAGCCGGGCAGTTGGATGTAACCGTGGATGAATGGCAATTTATCCTCGCGGCCATCACCACATAGCGGAAAGCGATTGGAGCGCTGATTTCACGCTTCAAACAATGTGTTTAACACCTTCCGACTTCACAGAAAATGGTTACTGGCTTCAAGCGCCGTTGATCAACGCAGAGTGTTTCATGACCGCCCGTGAGGCGGTTTTTTTGTGTGCTGAAAGGAAACCACATGCAAACCAGTGAAAAGGGTGTTGCCTTCATTGAGGCGCACGAAGGGTTCGTTGGGCGTGCGTATCTTGATCCTGTCGGGGTTCTGACGATCGGGACCGGCTTCACGAACCGGAGCGACGTGTTCCGCAAATACTGGATCGCCAAGCATGGACGCCCGCTCAAGGCTGGCGACACGATCACGCGCGAGCAAAACCGTTGTATTTTGAAAGCCGCGCTCAAGAATGAGTATGAGCCGCCCGTTGTTGCCGGCATGCCTGAGAATGCCAAGCAACAGGAGTTTGATGCGGCCGTGTCGGCAACGTTCAACCTCGGTCCCCGGTTCATGGGCTGGAAGGCGGCAAAGCTCTGGAAGGCTGGGCAGCGCAAGGCGGCCGCAGAGCACTGGCGCAACAACTACAACAAGGCCGGTGGCCGAAGATTGCCGGGCTTGGTCCGTCGCCGGAACGAAGAAGCGGACTTGTTTCTTACCGGACGCTATGCGGGCATAACCGGGCCTGCACAGCACAAGGCTACCGATGCCAAGCCGGATGAACCGGACGAGGAAGTGAGGGAAGCCCAAAAGGCGTTGAAACGCCTTGGATTTGATCCGGGCGATGTTGACGGATGGATGGGCAAACGGACCAAAGAGGCTGTGATTGCCTACCAAAAAAAGCACCCGCATCTTGAAAATGACGGGATCATCGGACCCGCAACGATGGCGCAGCTCCATCGTGACGGTCGCGCGGATAAGGAGGTGGTGCAGAAAGGTGGGGGCCTCACATTCCTGTCCGGTTTTGGAGCGTTTCTTGCCGATCTGCCTTGGGGCTGGATCGTAGCGGGTGTCGCTGTTTTGTCTCTTGCCTATTTAGGCTGGCGATATCGTGATGTGCTCGCGCGCAGGATCAATACCCGATCCGGTCGCGAGGTGGCGTGATGTTGGCCAGTATTTTCAAGATGTTCTTGAATGGCCCGTTCAACCGCATATTCGACACGGTTGATCATGCCATCGACAACGAGACTGATCGGCAAAGTATTCGAGCAAATGCATTGAACCGCTATGCAGAAACGGCGGCAATTGACCGCGCAGATGCCCGCAAGTATCGGATTTTCTGGTTGGCGTGGGGGCTTTTCGTTTTCCCGCTTGGTGTCTGGTGGGCACTCGTACTTCTGGATACGGCCATGACCGGTGTATTTCAGCTGCGGCTTGGCATCGCGGACCTACCAAAGAGCATCCAACCCAAAGCCGACCTCATCTTTGCCTCCATTTTTGGTTCTGGCGGCGTTGCTCTGGCAAGTCAGGCAATCTCGAGCGCGATCAGGGGGCGGCGTTGAAAACGGTTATTGACTGGTTGCTGGCGCTGCCGCTTTCCAAGATCGCCGTCATTGCCATATTCGCAGCGATCGGAGCGGCGCTGCCAAAGGACTTGTCACCACGTGACCGGCTCATGACCTTCTTTGTCGGTTTCATGGCTGCAATGGTGTTTGGCGAACCGTTGCGTGAAGTCCTGTCAATGTCAGATAGTTGGGCATTTGGCATGGCAGGAATTCTCGCCATGACCGGCCGCAATCTGGCAGTCTTCATTCTTCGTGCATCCCGCGATCCGGTCGGGTCAGGAAAGGCGTTGTTTGAACTCTGGCGCGGGAAACCTGACCAGTAA